CTTGGGAGCGCGATCTCATGCGTAGTCTAAATGACCAAATATTTAAGCAGGTTGGACTAACGCAGAAACAGAGCGTCTTGGCTTTGAAAATCTTAAAGAATAATTCACACAGTTTAACAAATATAATCGGACAGGAAGTGACCGAACTACTAGAAAACCCAAAATACGAATTAGGAATCAGAAAAATATCTGACACTAAAAAACTCGATATCATAGAAGATAAAACTTTTGGTAAGCTGATAAAGGTTGAGTTTCCTTATAACGAAAACTTTATATCAATGATAAGAGAAAAGCGTAATGTCCAAGAAATAGAACATGGTATATGGGATAAAGATGAAAAATCTTGGAAATTCGCACTTACTGAAAAGACTATACAATTTCTGTCAGAATTTGTGACCAAAGAAAATTTTGAAATCACTGAAGAATTTTTAAACTACATCAGTCAAGCCGAAGAAATACAAAATTATTTAGAAAAATATCTACCCATCTTGGTTTTAGAAGAAGGAAAACCAAAATTACAAAATTGTGATATTTCTGTTCCAAAAATCGAAACCGACGATATATTAGAAGCTATTTTTTTAGCAAGACGATATGGTATAACAACATGGGATACAGAAATTAATAATTTTGTCGAAGGTGATCAAGTTCCTCCTGCTATATACAACTTCCTAAAATCAGGTTATAAAGACGCTTTACATATAGATCCAAAAATCCATGATTTTTCGGCAATTTCTACCATCATAAAATATATGAGTCCTTGCCTATTCGTGATACCAGGCGGAATGGAATATGAAAAAACTATGGAGGCATACCAAGGATTGCGGTACATGGGAATCGATGATCATGAGATGAGTGTTATGTTTAGACTACCGACAGAAATAGGTGGAAATTTCAATAATTTTGTGAAAAATAATGGATTAAATTCCCCTATAGGACCAGATACTAAAATCGTATTTGTCAGCGGTAAACTACCTAAACCTGTGATAAAATCAAAAATAAAATTCCAGTGTGTGATAAATCTAGGTTACGACAACGCACACTATACTATGAAAGAATTCTTGAAAAATCACGAAAATATGATATTTTATACCAGCAATCTAAGAAAAGTAGGAGTGGGGCTTTGCCGACCTGTAAAGTGATAATACAAGACGAAGTCAATGTCAAGATCGCAAATCTAGATCTCGACACACGCAAGGCTCTGGTTAAGAAATTCAAGTACGAAGACCCTACTGCTCGATTCCGACCAGCCTATAAATTAGGTCGTTGGGACGGTACCATCAGCTTTTTCGGTCTAGGCGGAACTACATATCTCAGTATGCTAGGACAGGTTTTAGAATACCTAGAAAGTAAAAACTATTATATCGAAGTCGAAGATCTTCGTGAAAGTCCTCCACTGGAATTTACCCAAATTTCCTCAGATTTTTGGGGTGATAAGACATGGCCAGAAGGTCATCGTTTTGCCGGAGAACCTATACGACTGCGTGAGGATCAAGTCGAGGTGGTCAATATCTTTTTAAAAAATCCTCAGTGTATGCAGGAGATCGCTACAGGATTTGGCAAGACCATAACCACTGCAACTCTGAGCAAAATCTGTGAAAAATACGGTCGAACCATAACCATCGTTCCTAACAAAGATCTCGTGGTACAGACTGAAGAAGATTTTATCAACTGTGAATTAGACGTAGGTGTTTACTTCGGGGATAGGAAAGACTTAGGTCGAACACATACTATCTGCACTTGGCAAAGTTTGAATATCCTAGACAAAAAATCACTAAATGCCACCGAAGAAGATGAGTTGGTAACCTTGGCAGAAATGCTAGACGGTGTCCAGACTGTGATGGTAGATGAGGTACACATGGCCAAGGCAGATGTATTAAAAAAACTGTTAACACACAATCTCGCCAAGGCACCTATCCGTTGGGGATTGACCGGAACCATACCAAAAGCCGAGCACGAATATCAAGCTCTTCGTGCCAGTCTCGGTGATGTAGTAAATCGTATCAAGACACATGAATTACAAGAAGCAGGAGTATTGAGCAACTGCCAGGTAAACATCGTACAGACCGCTGAGTGGAAAGAGTTTGGTAGTTATGCTGAAGAATTAAAATATTTGGTTACAGACGAAATTAGGATGACCTATATCACTGAGTTAGTTAAAAAGATAAGTGAAAGCGGCAATACCTTGGTATTAGTCAACAGGATAGATACCGGAAAGTTTATCACATCTCTGATCCCAGATGCTGTGTTTATATCAGGCGAAGTAAAAGGAACAAAACGTAAAGAGGAATATCGAGAACATGCGACACAAGATAACAGAATTACTGTGGCTACCTATGGAGTGGCTGCTGTGGGTATCAATATTCCTAGGATTTTTAATATGGTACTCTTGGAACCGGGAAAGAGCTTTGTGCGTGTTATCCAAAGTATTGGCCGAGGCGTCCGCCGCGCAGAAGATAAAGACTTCGTGCAGATCTATGATATCACGGCTACGACCAAATACGCCAAGCGACATTTAACCGAACGTAAACGTTTTTATAAAGAAGCAAAATTTCCATTCAATGTGGAGAAAGTAAAATACCAATAATGCAGATATTAACCTTAGACAATCATATTTTTAATCTAAATGAACTACCAGAGGAGATTGACGAAGATCTCCGATTTGCTGTGTTAGACAACAGCGACAATCAAAATCCGGATCATTTCTTTGTTCCTTTAATCTTTTTAGAGAGCTTTACTGGTCCAGCTGTGGTCTTGAAGATAGGTCCTCACGAACTTACCATGCCTTTAGATTGGTGCACTATCGTAGGAGATCCCGAAGGTCCGGAGATGGAGGTACTACCATTGACCAGTTTGAACGATCGAGGATTCAAGACATTCTGTTTCAATCCCATCGACGGATTCCGTCCAGAGTTTTTAGAGATTGATATCATCGATGTGTATCAAGACGTCAAATGGTATTTTCCTAAAATGCGTCCTGGACAGTTATTGACTACTCCATTACATAACGGACCTTCACCGTTATGTGCTTTCTTTGTCAAGGAAGTTTCGAGACAGAGCGAAATCGTTGATTATACTCGTTGTTGGTGATATCATGGGATCATTGAAACCGGGTGCGACCTACATACACGAACGTGTAGACAATGTGATCTATGCCAGAGAGTTTGATGCTGATCCCAATACCAGACAGGTAGTGGGTTGGGACTATGATCCCAAAGATCCTGCCTTCGATCCCAGAGAGTCTCGGATACTAGGTATGCCTGTCAAACAGGTAGGTGAACTAGTGGCCATAGCTCGAGAAGCTGAGGTCAATCCCACACTAAATGAAGCTCTCCAACGACTTAAAATATTATATCATTTGAGCAAAGATGCCGGAAATAAAGAATAGCAAAGAGTTAGTGATCTTTGAATACGTAGATGGTACCCACGGTTCTTGGTGCAAGAGTGTAGACCGATGGGGCAACGCCTATGGTCACAATAATCGTGTAGAATGGCGCGGTGGACCTGGGTATCCTACTCCCTTGGAGTATACAGAAATACTAGCCATGGCAGATTATATCCCCATGGTAGGCAAACTATTAGAGCAACTGATGTTATTATATAACTTAAACAAAGACGATTATCATGGCGACTGAGACACCTAAAAAACCCCCAGTATTAGATATTAAAAGACAATTACGAGCAGTAGACGATAAGAACTATTATTTCTATGATAATCTCACCGATGAAGAAAAGAAAGCATTCAGTCCCTATGTATTGATGCGTTATGTCAGCAACGTGCAGGGAGATAAGGATATACAGGAATGGTTTGTCGAACGAACTAATGATATGGTGAATAAAAATCATTGGACTCTAAGTAAAAATCACAAAGCACTGTTATGGAAACTGTTTGCTGTTTGCGGCACAGGTATGATCCTGTATCATCCTTACCTCAAGGCAGGTTCAAAAGAAAAGGCCAATAAGATCGAAAAATTATTATGTGAGTTACATCCTGCTATGAAGATGAGTGAGATCAAAATATTAGCTTCTATGATGGATAATCAGGATAAAGAAGAATTATTTGACCAGATGGGCTTTGACAAAAAACAAAGGAAAGAGTATCAATGAGCTTTGACCATACAAGAATCAAAAATATCAACATCAATCTCAACAATAGTGAATGGAATCCCGAAACTCACGATATCCTGCTGACCTATGATCCTAAACAGTTAATGAAATTCACGATCAAAATAATCAAGACCGAAGAAGAACCAATTTTAGATGTGTCGTTGGCTCAGGGAATTTTAAATAAGTTTAAACTCTAATGAAAATGATAGATCAACCGTTTGTCTGCAATCACTGTGGGAAGAGTTTCATGAAAGAAAAGACACTCTACGCACATGTCTGTGAACGCAAACGCCGGGCATTACAGAAAGATGAAAAGCGTGTTCAGGCGGGCTATATGGCCTTTAATCGATTTTGGCAGCTGGCGCAGGGCGGAAAGAAAAACAAAACCTATGATGAATTTTGTGATACAGCATATTATAATGCTTTTGTTAAGTTTGGATCTTTTATTAATAATGTTAATCCTCTGTATCCTGATAAGTTTGTAGATTGGGTCATAAAGAGCGGAGTCAAGTTAGATCATTGGTGCAGAGATGAATTATATGAAGGGTATCTATATGAGACTATCAAAACAGAACCAGTTGAATCAGCAGTGCAGAGAACCATTGCCACTATGATGGAATGGGCTGATGAGCAAAATGCAGATTTTGCACATTACTTTCTCTATGCGAGTCTCAATCGCGCGGTACATGATATACTTAACGGCAAGATCAGCGCCTGGGTCATATTGAACAGTAATTCAGGAAAAGACATGATTAAGAAAATGAACGACGAACAGTTAAACATGATAGCTCCTGCGTTTGATATCCAACACTGGTTTAAGAAGTTTAAAGAAGTACCGGCTGATGTAGCTCTAGTAAAAGAAATCTGTGCAGAAGTGGGAATCAGCTAATGGATATTGATATCGATTTTGCTGATCGCACC